CCTGGAGATCCTGCAGGGCTGGCGCCGCGGCTGGGCGCTTCCAGATCGCCGGCCGATTCACCACTGGGCCCGCGACTTCGTGCAGCTGGGCGGAGGCTACGCACGCCAGGGTGCATTCGACATCCGCACCTGCCGGCATCTGCTCGAGCCGTTCGAGGCAGTCGCCGACGAGCGCGTGCGCGAGGTTACATGCCGCGCCGCGATCCAGACGCTTAAGACATTGTTCGTCGAGATCTGCAGCCTCTGGGCCATCGCGAACGAGCCCGGGCCGATCATGTGGACGCAGCAGGACGACGAGAGCGCCGCGGAGCATGTCAAGGGACGCTACCGCAACTTACTGCGCAACTGCGAGCCGGTCGCCAGGCTGCTGCCGAAAAACAAGCACGACGCCGCTACCTGCGAAATCTACTTTGGCGATTTCTACCTGATAATTAACGGGGCCAATCTGAATAATCTGCAGAGCAAGTCGATCCGCTGGAAGCTGAACAGCGAGTGCTGGCTCTGGAGGCAAGGACTGCTGACGCATGCTCGCCGGCGCGTTTCCGCCTACGCTCGCGACGGCATCAGCAAGATCCTAAATGAGAGCCAGGGATCGCACGCCGATGACGACTTCGACCGGCTCTGGCACGAGGGCACGGCGCAGATCTGGTCGGTGCAATGTTTCGGCTGCCAGCGAATCGTGCCGCTCGAGTTTTTCGGCCGGGCCGCGGACGATCCGGCCAAGCGCGTCTGCGTCGTGTGGGACGAGGGCGCCCGCAAAGAAAACGGCATGTGGGACGAGCAACTGGTGCGCAACTCGACGCGCTGGATCTGTCCGCACTGCGCACACGAGCATGCGAACAGCGCAGCCACGCGGGCACGCTGGAACAGCACCGGCCGCTACTCGGCGCCGCGAGCAGATCGCGACGGCAAGCACCGATCGTTCAACTGGAACGCGATTCTGGCCGAGGACATGGGCCAGCTAGCGGTCGAGTTCCTACAGGCCGGCGAGTTTAAGAAGCGCGGCCAGATCAACCCGCTGCGCGATTTCTACATGCAACGCCTGGCGCTGCCGTGGCGTAACGAAGAGGCGCAGCTTAACCGCACGACGGTCGAGCTCCGCGGAACGTACACGCTCGCCGACATGCACGCCCGGGGCCGCGATAAGGTCGAGAACGAGGCCCGCCGCATGATGACAATAGACCGGCAGCGGGATCACTTCTGGGCGGTGGTTAGAGCCTGGAAGAGCGACGGAGGCTCTCAGCTGCTTTGGCGCGGCAAACTCAGCACGACGGAACAGGCGGAAAGCATCCGGCAGCACTTTGGGGTCGAGTCGCAGCTGTGTTTCCAGGACGCGCAGTTTAGCACCGCGCATGTTTACGAGGACTGCATCAGGTTCGGCTGGACCGCGCTCCACGGCAGCGGCGACGACTCATTCGTGCACATCCGGCCAAACGGCCAGAAAGTGCAGAAATTCCATTCCAGCATCAAGCAGACGCAGGTGCCCGGCGGTTATGCGCGCTACATGTTCTGGGCGTCCGATCCGGTTAAGGATGTGCTGGCCGCACTGGTCGCCGGCAACTCGCATGCTTGGGAATGCGGCGCTGATCATGGCGAAGAGTATGCACGGCATCTCCGCGGTGAGGTGAAGCGCGAGCGCATCAGCAAGAGCACCGGCCGCAGTGAGTGGCGGTGGACGAAGACCGGGCCGAATCACATGTGGGACTGCGAGGCTATGCAGGTCGCCGTGGCTCTCGCGCTGCAGCTTTTACCATCACCGGAGAAGATGGACGCAAGCACGGCATCCGATACATAAGGCACTAACCGCGACGACACCCCATAAATTAGACGTTATGAAAGTTTTATTCTCTAACCCACCCTGGTGGGATGTGGATCTAAAGACGCAGCAGCTGCTGATCGGCGTGCGCGCCGGCTCTCGCTGGCCGTTCACCCGCTACTCGGGTCACTCGCCGGGCGAATTTCGACACGGAGGCTATCTGCCGTTTCCGTTCTTCCTAGCTTCGGCCGCCGCCCGCACCAGGGCGACACTGCCAGATGCCACGGTAGAGATCCGTGACTCAATCGCCCGGGGTGAATCCTATCAGCAGTTTTTTGACGCAGTCCTTGCCGATCCGCCTGACTGGGTCGTGCTCGAGACAGCGACCGCGGCCTGGGTGCATGATGAGAAAGTAATCGACTGGTTCGCCGCGAAGACGAAAGCGCAGATCATCCTGTGCGGGCCGCTAGACATTACTAAGGCCGACGAGATCCTGGGGCGGCACCGTAACATCGCGGCGATCGTCCAAGGCGAATACGACAAGCAAGTGCTGCGCGTGATCCGCGGCCAGCGCGGAGTTATCGCGCACGATCTGCTGACCGTGCAGGAGATGGACACCTTGCCCTACCCGCTGCACGACGAGGTCGCGGTCGGTAATTACTGGGACGCATGCCCGAAAGGCCAAGAGGCGCCGCAGCTGCAGCTGATCACGAGCCGCGGCTGTCCTTACAAGTGTATTTTCTGCGTGTGGCCGGCGGTAATGACCGGGAACGATCCAGACGGCACCAAGGCGCGCACGGTGCGCTGCCATTCGCCCGAGTGGGTCCGCGGAGCCATCAAAACCCAGATCGACGATGCATGGACGAAGGGTGTGCGCTATAAGAGCATCTATTTGGACGACGACACTTTTAATCTGACCGAGAAGCACACGCGGCTGATCTCCCGGGTGATGGAAGAGTTCCGCCTGCCGTGGTTTGCAATGTGCCGAGCGGACACGATCAAGGAGGAGACCTGGAAGCTCATGATCGAATGCGGCTGCCGCGGAGTTAAGCTCGGCTTCGAGAGCGGATCCCAGACCGTGATTGATAAGATCATCAATAAGCGGCTGAATCTAGCGAAGGCGGCCGACACGGCGCGCATGCTGAAAAAGCTAGGGATCACCGTTCACGGCACGTTCACCGTCGGGCTCCCGGGCGAAACCAAGGAGCAGCAGCAGGAAACGATCTCTTACATAAAAGACCTTTACGACACCGGCGGATTAGACACGCATCAACTGAGCGGCACCGCTGAGATTGAAGGAACACCGCTGCACACCCTCAAGGTAACTGGCTCACTTGAAAAATACGCCGCCGCTAAAATCGACGAAGCCTATGTGGCGAACCCAGACGGGGCGGCGAAGCTACGCGACATGAAGTTATGACACCGCTGCAGACTCTCTTCGAGGAACGCGCCGCATTCCACGGGCACAAGGACATGCTGCCGCACATGCACCAGCTAAAGCAGCTGGCCGCGAGCTGCCGCACGGCTACTGAATTCGGGATCCGCACGGGCCAGAGCACTATCGCCATCGCAGCAGGACTGGAGGCCGGCGGCGGCGGCGAGCTAACATCCTACGACCGCGATGATCCGCAGTTCGAGTTCCCAGCTAGCGCGACGGTCAAATGGCAATGGCATCGCGCCGACACGGCCAAACTGGATCTGATCGAGCCGACGGATCTGCTGTTTATCGACACGCTGCACAATGCCGCCCAGGTCGAGGCGGAGTTAAAGCACTCGCCGATGGTTCGCAGATATATCGCGCTGCATGATGCATACAAGTTCGCCCAGGACGGCGAAAGCGGAGAAGGCATTGTTAAGGCCATCTTCGAATTCCTCGCAGACAATCCCGAATGGTGCGTGCTGCAGTATTATCATTCGCAGTGGGGTCTGCTCGTGCTAAATCGCACCTCCTAATTTATGGGATCCGTCATCATCATCGCCGGCCACATGCGCACATGGAAAACGTGCGCGCACACGTTCAAGTGGCATGTCGCCAGGCATCTGCCGAAACCTCTGCACTTCTACATTTCTACGGTGCAGGACGAAGAGGCCGACGACTGGAAAATTACGCAGCAGCTGTTTCGGCCAAAAACACTGATCAGCAAGGTTGAGCCAAGCCAGCCTGAGATCCCAGAACCTGCCGAGCCGGTACGGTTCGAGCCATATGCGCGCAGCGTGCCGGTGCAGGCTGTCTTGCGGCAACTCTGGCAACTCGAGCGAGGGTGGAAGCTCTACAGCGACCACCCGGTTAGCGATGTCGATCTGTTCGTGCGCGTGCGGCCGGATCTGTTCTTCCACTCATTCGACCAGACGTACACGCCGATCATCAATGAGGCGCTGACACCCTGGTGGGGCCGATTCGGCGGCATCAACGACCGATTCGCGATCATGGGCGGACTCGCCGCGGCCGAGTACTTCCAGACATTTAGCAAGCTCGAGCAACTGCGCGAGGCCGGCTGCCCGATACACCCGGAAAGCCTGGTTAAAGGCTCGCTGCGTCAAGCCTACTGCATCGTGCGCGATAACCTGCGCGTGGAGTTCTCCACGCTGCGCAAGACTGGCGAAATGCGGCCGCCCGAGATCTCGGCGATAGACATAGCGCACGCCGGGCTACGTTGACGCGCCGAGATTTTAAGATGAGAAATCTCGTCAACATCCTATTGCGTCAAGCTCGCCGCAATAACCCATCAAATCCGCGCAAGTGGCTCGAAGACCTGCAGGCCAGCAAATGGTCTGACATGAGCGCGCAAAACGGCCAGATAGTAGGCACCGCGCTGAATGGTAAGAGCATTACGATTCAAGCTCTGCCTGGAACCACGATTTACGACATCATCCAAGCAACAGAGGACGCTATCACGACGCTTGACGCTGGATTTAATTCAGCCGTTACGCAAAGCGCTGCCTTCCTTCGCTGACCATGCCTACGCCACTTCCGCAACGATTCCGCGCAGCGCTGGGCGCTCTCTTCGACGCCACGAACCGCAAGGAGATCGTGCGGCGCCCGCTCGAGGTCCGCACCATCGGCAGCATCTCGAGCGAGGTCAATTCAACCGACCGCCAGCAGCTGTTGAGCGATTCGCGCAAGCTCTACGCAAACCTGGGGCCGGCAAAGGGCGCGATCGACGCCAAGGCAATGTATGCAGTCGGACGTTCCTGGCTGCCAAAATTCGAGGGCGCTGATCAGGTCTGGGGAGAAACTGCTCGCGAATGGCTGCTTAACGAATGGTACCCGATCGCGGACATCAGCGGCCGCGATTTCCAGACAAGCCTTTTCCTCGCATCCGTCGCCGTGGACCGTGACGGCGATGTGGGCGCCATCCTGACGGAGTACGAAACCGCTTTCCCGGCGATCCAGCTGATCCCGAGCGAAGGGATCCACAATCCAAGCAGCGACAAGCTGGACCGCGACGGCTTCCTAACATCAGGACCGTACCAAGGTCTGCGCTGCATCGACGGCGTCGTTATCAACCCGCAGGGCCGGCCGGTCGCCTTTTACGTCGAGGAGGAATCCCAGCTGCCCGGCAGCGAGGAGGAGATGCCTGAGGCTCGCGAATACGTTACCGCCCGTGACATGATGCTGTTGGCCGAGCCGGCGTGGATTAACCAATTCCGCGGTCTTCCGGGCTTCGCGCACGCGATTCTGGATTTAAAAGATCTGCGCACGGTACAGGGGTACGAGAAGATGGCATCGGCGCTCGCCTCGAGCATCGGCCTGATCGAGTACAACGAGAGCGGACTCGCGGACACTAGCGACCCAGCGGTCGCGCTTTCTGGCGCTCCTTATGTCGGCCAGGATGTCGCCGCTAAGGAGTTTTTCGGTGGCATGGTGCGGCATTTCAAGGCCGGCAGCGGATCTAAGCTCGAGGCGTTCAAGAATGACCGCCCGGGCGATGCGTGGCAGAAATTTATGGACCGGCTGCTGCGTAACGCGATGGCCGGCATCAACTGGCCGTTCGAGCTCGCCTGGGACATCAGCGCACTCGGCGGAGCTAACACCCGCTTCGTGATCTCGACCGCTATGCGCAGCGTCGAGGATCGCCAGGATCTGCTTAAGCCGTTCGCTCGTCGCGCCGTAGGCTACGCGATCGCCAAGGCCATCAAGAATGGCCGCCTGCCGGCGAATCCTGACTGGTGGAAGTGGTCATTCACGATGCCGCCGCGACTGACCGTGGATTTCGGCCGCGATGCCGCCGCCCAGCGCGAGGACTATCTGTCCGGCATCATCAATCTTAGCGACATCTGCGCCGAGCGTGGCATTGACCTCAAGAGCCACATCGCCGGCCGCGCCGCTGAAAACCAAGCGCTCGAGGACGCCGGCCTGCCGGTGCCCGGGCTGCGTGGCGATCTGTCGCCAACGGCTAACGAGCCGATCCCGGTGCCGGTCCAGATCCCTAGCGACGCCGCCGCACTCTCCCAGGCCGCGCTGCAGGTGAACACCGAGCCGACCGACGCCATGCGCGAGGAGGCCGCCCGAGGCTTACGCTGGCGCGAGGAGTTCAACCGCGGAGGCACTGCCGTCGGGGTGGCTCGTGCACGCGACATTTCGAACGGCCGGGCGCTATCGACGGAAACGATCTTCCGCATGAAATCCTTCTTTCGCCGGCACGAGGTGGATAAGCAGGGCGAAGGATTCAACCCGGGCGAACCAGGCTACCCGTCCGCGGGCCGAATCGCGTGGGCACTCTGGGGTGGCGACGCCGGCTATGCCTGGGCCGAGCGCAAGGTGCTCGAGATCGAGCGCGAAAGTTGACGAATTCTGAACCAATTATGAGCCATCGCGTTTGCCTCCAGGAGTTCTCCGCTGACGCCAGCGGCTTCGCCAACGTCTCGCTGATCACCGGCGGGATCGAGGCCGCCGGCCACGGTCTCTACATCGACGACAAGAGCATTGACGACGCGATGCGCCTGCTGCTCGGCAAAAGCCTTCGCGCCTATCTCAAGCACGACGGCGCCGGATCTGATCGGCTCGGCCAGGAGATCGGGTTTTTCAGCGGCATCTATCGCGAGGGAAACAAGATCAAGGCCAAGTCCTTCGAATTCCTTGAGTCTTTCAAGCGCGAGGCCGGCGGCACATATGAGAAGCTGGTAGAGCTCGCGCAAAAGGTGCCCGATCAATTTGGGGTCTCGCTGGTGCTCGAGTATCGGCCAGTTTGGGTTCTGGCCGACGGCAGCGAGATCCCAGCCGCTCTCGGCGACTCCGCGCCCAGCGGAGCGCTCCGCTCTGCACCTAGCATGCGGATCGCTAACGTGATGTCCGCCGATCTAGTGCAGCGACCCGCTGCAAATCCTAACGGGCTGCTGTCTGCCGTTGACGCGCCTGCAACTTTACAGACTCCCTCTATGACCACTGAAACCAAGCCCGAGGTCGTGGCCGCGCCTGACGCCGCCGCTCTCGCTGCCAAGGATTCCGAAATCGCCACCTTCAAGGCCGAGGCCGAGAAGCAAGTTGCCGAGCTCTCCAAGCTCACCGAAACCCACAAGGCCGCGCTGGCCGAAAAGGACACCCTGATCGCCACGCTGACCGCGGACAAGGCTAAGGCCGAGGCCGCCGTTGCCGAGCTTTCGAAAGAGCGCGACGAGCTCAAGGTCAAGGTCGAGGATCTAGCCGCATTCGACGCCCGGCAGCTTGGTGTCGCGCCCGTCAAGGTCGCGCACGCGCAGCTGGCCCGCAAGAGCGCCGCGCTCAAGAGCCCCGAGGAGATGCTCGCCGCCTATGAGGCGATGCCCGAGGGATCCGAGAAGCGCGCATTCCGCAAGATGAACCGCGAGGCTCTTTTCTCTGCTTTTTCCGCCCGTAAATAATAACCACTAACCTACTACTCTCATGGCTAATTCCCTGAGCTCCTCCCTCGTCCTCGACACGCTTGCCGAGGCTACCCTGACGACGCTGGGCAACCGCCTGGCTCCCCTCCGCGCTTTCAGCACGGACTTCACTGCCGACATGATGAACCAGAACGCCTTCGTTCAGGTTCGCAAGGCCAACGCCGCCGGTGCGGTGCAGACTAACCCGACGAACTTCGAGACGGGTGACACGAACGTCACCAACGTCGCCGTCCAGGTTAAGCACTACTCGAAGAGCTACAATCTCTCGAGCCAAGAGCTCAACCAGGGCTTCCGCCTCGAGCAGCTGGCCGCGATCAACGCGCAGGTCTTGGCTAACAAGATCATCGACATCGCGCTGGCGCCGATCACGGCGACGAACTTCCCGAGCAACGTCACCGTTGCGCAGGCTTCGTTCTCCGCGACCAACGCCAAGACCCTCTGGGGCTTCGTTGCCAAGTCCTCGCTCCGCCATCTGATCCTCGATGGCACTGCGTTCGCGCAGCTGCTGCCGACGAGCGGCGAGAACTTCCAGATCGGCACCGGCGGATCCTCGAGCTATCGCCCGGGCGCCTACGGTTTCGACGGCATCATCCTCAACACCCGTTGGGATGGCGCTGGCACGAACATCTACGGCTTCGCGGTCGGACCCGAGGCTGTCGCCGCGGCTTCCGGTTTGCCGATGATCGACCCGGGCGTGGCTTCGCTGCTCGCCGGCTCCCGCACCATCACGCTGCCGGATCTCGGTCTGTCCGTCCAGCTGAACACCTGGGGCTCTCTTTCGAGCCGCTCCGCGTGGGCTTCGCTGGATGTCATGTTCGGCGCTGCTCTCGGTGACAACACCGCCGGCGCGCACGTTAAGACTGCCTAACAAACTCCCGGCCACCGCTCGCGGCCGGTTTATCGTGTGCTACCCAGCCTCTCGAAAGGGGGGCTGGGTTAGCCACATAAGCGCGAGCATCACACGATTTGTATGAGCAACAAAAAAGCACACGCGCCGGCTGATGCCGGCAACGCATTAACAGACCACGCTGCCGAGATCGCAGCGGTCTCGAGCCAGACCGAGGAGGCGCCCGCGCCTATGGTCTTCGACGAGTCCGATAGGATCGTCATCGGTACGCCGTGCTACGGCGGCAACGTCAAAATGGGCTTCATGACCTCTTACAACGAGACGCTGCTTCACGTTCGCATCCGCGTGCGTAACGAGCAGGGCGAGGTCGAGCTCCAGCCGCTAGTGGCCGAGAGCATGTTTCTGGACAAGGAAAGCCACATCGACCGGGCGCGAAACAAGATCGCCTGCAAGTTTCTAGCGACGAAGTACAACTGGCTTCTCTACATTGACGCCGACATCGTTTTCCCGGGCACCGCGGTGGCGCGCCTCTGGCAGCACGGCATGGTCGGCCACAAGATCGTTACCGCACCATACGCGCTCAAGGGCGTCGTTCCGCAGTTCGCGATAAATGGGCTCGCCGGCGCCAAGATCGACGAGCGCGGGCTGGTCGAGGTCGTGCATGCCGGCACCGGATTCATGCTGATTCATCGCAGCGTGTTCGATCAAATCCGCGAGGCCGGCCTGGCGCCCGAGTACAATCTAGGCAGCAATGATCCTGATGTTCACACGCTCAAGACTTCTAGGGCTTACTTCAAATCTGGCGTGCGCGAAGTAATGCCGGGAAATCCCATCTGGCTCTCGGAGGATTATATGCTTTGCCACGAATGGCGAAAGCTCGGCGGCAAGATCCACACCGACACCAAAGTGGCACTGAGTCACATCGGCGATCTGACCTATCCGGCTAACCCCAAGGAGATCTTCGCTGCAGTCGGCGAGCTCCGCCGGATTAAGCATCCTGATTGCCCTAGCACGCTCGTATAGGATGAGTGCATTCAACGATCTGAACACGCGGGCCGCGGAATTCGCCGAGGACACGATGGGCGAGACGTTCTCCTATACGTCTCTGGCCGGCGTGACGACGGCTGGGCTGGTCGGCGTGTTTAATCAGGTTGAGAGCACTTTTTTATTCGAGGACCACTCCCAGCGCAGGACCGTCGAGCTAGACTGTTGCACCAGCAAGACGCAATGGGGCGCGACGGTCCCCGCGAATCGGGCTACGATCACATACGGCGGTGTGGGCTACGTCATCGACAAGATCGACGCGACCGACACCGCCGGTGATCCCTGGTACACGCTTAGGCTAAAGCGTCTTTCGTGATCTCCTTTGATTACCGCGAGAATCTAGACAAGGAACTGGCATTCCGCCTCATGCGGATCCAAGACCTCGCGAAAGAGGGGCTGGTTGATCCGGGGCTAGGA